CAACGTCTTCCTTGAAAACCAAATCAATCGCGTTTTTTCAAATGGACTACATTTCAAAGCGCGAAAGGCTTCGTGATGTAGCATCTAATGGAGAGATAGAATTCATTCTTGAGACAATTGCAGACGATTCAGTTGTGTATGACGATGACAACCGTTTTTGCTACGCAAACGATCTTATTGGAGAAATCCAATACATTGGAGCAAATAAAAAGCAAAGATTGGACTATCAGGAAAAGGTTCTTGCTAAATATCAGGATAATTTTCAAAAGATCTATAGCAGATGGGGCTTTGATCAGGGAATATCGGCTTGGCAATATTTTTATCAATGGTTAATTGAAGGCCATCTGGCCTTTGAAATAATTTATGATGACTTAAATAAGCCAACTGAGATAATCGGATTTAAAGAGCTTGACCCGGCGACTCTTTACCCAGAGATGAAAAAGGATATGAGCGGTGGTCTTGTCCTTCAATGGGCCCAGCGTGACCCGACCTCAAAACAAACTAGGCATCTTTCCGATTCTCAAATAATCTATATTTCTTATTCAAACCACATGCGCACTAAGCGCGTAAGCTTTGTTGAAAGGCTGGTGAGATCGTTTAATATGCTAAGAATTATTGAACATTCAAAGGTGATTTGGCACACGATGCACGCGCCAATCCGACTTGTAACGACCGTTCCGATTGGAACAAAGTCGATGCAAAAAGCCAAAGAAGATGTTAGAGAGTTTACTAATACTTTAAAAGAGGACATCTACTTCGACGGCGATTCTGGCGAACTGAAGGTTGATGGAAAACCAAACATTCTTTTCTATAAGAACTATGTTGTTCCAGTAAACGACCAGAACCAACAAGTTAAAATTGAACCGCTTGAGTATACAGGCCCAAACCTGTCAGGCTCAGAACTACTAAAGTATTTTCATGAAAAGCTTAAGCAGGATTCAAAAATTCCAGGTTCGCGCTTCGCAGAAGGAGGCGGCGCTTTTACTCTAAATAGCGAAGGCATTTCTAGAGAAGAAATCAGATATAATAAGTTTATTCAAAGGCTGCGTTCAGCCTTTAAAGAACTGCTTACTAAGCCACTCTATCTGCAGATGTGCTTAGACATGAAAGAGCTTAAGACTGATCCAAAATTTGCGAATGCGATCGGTATTAACTGGTATAACGACAACGTATTTGAGGAAATTAAGGATCAAGACCTAATCAATAAGCGACTTGCGACCCTTAATGCTCTTAAAGCTGTACAGAATGACGATGGCAAGGCCTATTTCTCAACAGAATTCCTCATCCGCGAATATCTAAAAATGAGTGACGAGGATATTCAAAAGAATAAGGATTATCTTGCGGTTAAGGCATCTGGTGAACCCGGTGAAGAGGGCTCGGCTGGCCAAGCCGCTGCTGGTTCAGCTGCTGCTCCTGCCGCAGGCGGTGAAGCTGGTGGTGAATTCAAAACGGAATTAGGGACTAAGGGCCAACTTTAAGGTTTACCCGTAAAAGGCTGCAAACTCACGAACTCCCTCTATTGATATCCCAAGGCCTAAGCCCATCCGATATACGTTCATATCATCATTGAATGTGAAAGGTACTGCTTTAATCGAATAAATCTTTGACATCATCACATATTCAAGTATCTGATTGTTTGCCTCTCGTTCCATGGGCTGCAAATCGGTTCCTTCAAATTCAAATAGGTATTTCGTTGGATCAAATCCAAATTCAGGTTCACCAAGAACCTCCCCTTTTTTTGTAAGAACGGTCATTCTAACCTGAGTTATCGTATTTTCGCTCAGATCCGAGGTCATGGTCACGTCCTCCACGTAATTTGGGTCCCCGGGCGCTCTAAGATAAAGATCTACCATCATATTAAAAATGAACCAGATACATCCAGTCAGCTGAATTTTCGCCTTTCATCATATCCATAACGGCCGTTAGCTCCGCGTCTGCTTTAGTTACCATCGTTGTGTAATTAACCTTAACTCCTCCGGGCAAATTGTAATCAAATGATGTTAGGAGGTCGCCTAGCCTGATTTTCGCCTTTGCTCTAACGTATCTTTGGAAAAGCTCATCCTCATACAAGTCTTCAGCATCAATTTTCTTTGCGACTTGTACGACAGTTGGAGCAACTGGCGTTCTACCTAGAATCGTTAATTTTTTTGTGTTTTTATTGTAATCGTATGCGATTGTATCGATTGTGAACGCTTTAGCAATATCCAGGAATGAAAAGATTACAGTCCTATACATAATCGATTCACCAATAAACGGTGTTAAGAATATCTCTGAACCAATGAATTTTGTATCCGCGAAATCCCTATCAACTGTTCCAAATATGCTACCGCCCTTTGCTTCTCTAACTTGATGAACAAATTGCACGCAATCAGGTAATCGAATAGCCCTCTCTTTTTTGAACAGAGCATTTGCAAATAAATCTTTCGGTAACAATAGATACCTAGGCTCGATCGCATGCCTCCAATTATCATAAAAATATCTCTCGGCAATATTAATTATCCGAATTATTTCCTGCTCAGGGAGAGCATAGGGAAGAGCCTTAGCGAACGTAAGCTCATTCTGTATGTCTAATATGAGGTCCGCTTGGGTCATTTGTAATTCTTATTTTTGTTGAACTGGTGCACCGGGCTGAGCTGGAGCAGGTGTACCTGGATTTCCTGGAACAGGAGTCGGCGCGCCTGGAGCAGGTGTACCTTGAGTTCCTGGAACAGCTGCAGCAGCTGTGGCAGGCGGGGTGGCAGCCTTTTGAGCAGCTGCTTGTTCCTGCTTAACGGCCGCATCTAGTTGAGCCCTAGTTTTATCCAACTCTGCCTTTTTTGTTCCAAGTGCAGCGATCTGCTTATCAATCTCAGCAATTTGGGCGTTAACTTTTGCAAGATCGTCAATCGCGCCCTCGTCTATTTTCTTAACCTTTGAATAATCAGGTTCGGTCTTATCCAACTGGGCAAGATTAGCTCGTTTTACTTGATCAAACGACGCCTGTTTCTCTTTTTTTGGAGAGCCTCCAGCTGAATCCATTTGTTTCTTTGGGTCCTGAGCGGCAGTTCCTCCTTTAAAATCAGAGAACTTTAAAAGTTTGTTTCTCATCTTAGCAACTTTTTATTATTTATCAGCAATGAATTCGTCAAAGGACTTAACTGCTTTTTTAGCGGATGGATTTCTTCCGTATCGATCAGCCGTGGGATTGGTTTTTAGGTCATGCCGAGAATATGGCTGAGATGTTGCCCAATGCATAGGTATACCACCGACCTGCGTATTGATTGTACTAGGCGAAACGTTGGGGTCGGTTTGCTGTGAGAACGAATCAGCTGGCACAGCCCAAGTGTTTGCCTCTTGCGCTTCGCTAATAATCTCCCAAACAGCTTCCTTATCTACGCCCTTAGGCAGGCCCTTAATGAAGCTCTCCTTATCGTCCGCTTTTAGAAACTGCCTCATTAGCGTACCTGAGATCTTTGAGCCAGTTTCAAATTCAGGTCGGCTAGTTTCCTTTTTCTCAACTGATCTGATTAAACCTTTGAATTTATCGACCGACGAGAACCTTGACAGGTCAACCGGAAGACCGTAAACACGCAGATCAACGGATTCAGCCTTTTTGGATTTACCCAGCTCCTCAATAAAATCGTAGGCTGACGTTACCGGGCTAGTCGCAGCAGTGTGGATCGTAATATCTGGTCTCTTCTTGAAATACAAATTTAGAATCTTTACAGCCTTTTCCCCAGTCACACCGCCTTCCTCACGAGGGCTAACAAAAACATGAGTTTCATCGTTTGTATCTGCTATCTCTAGGATAGTCTTGTAGTGACCTGCGTGAGGCGGTTTGAATTTACCCGTTAAAATACCAAGCTTCATTAGAACCGTAGATTTTGAGCAGCCCGCATCATGCTCTCTGCCATGTACTGGGCACATTCATTTAAGTAACTTTCATAAGTGTGATTTGGATCAGAATCCTCATTGCAGCCGTGAGCCTCATGAATTAAAACGTCCTCACAAATTGACTTAATTGCACGTTTAGCCTCCTCGGACATGGCCGGCGAATACTCTTCGTTCATCGGGCTCCAGCATTCATTGACGAAATTTTCAAAGGTTGTAGCAACTTTACTCATTGCAATATTGTTTTTTAATTATTTATTTAGGTCTCCTTACTATTAGAAAGCTAAGGTTCCCAAAAATAAATAGTTAAAAAACAATACAACGATGATTAGAAAATTTAACGAAT